AGCCATCGACCGTGCAAGTGCCTTAGTATAACGAGCCGACAAGCTGTCGTACAGGTTATCTTCAATCGCTTCTTCAGTGATTGAGAAGCCATAAGCAATGGTCTCGTGCGTATAACGTGCGGTCCAAGCTTCCTGCGCGTTGTCATAAGCAATTGCGCTACCTTCGTTTTTAACCGGGGCAGCACTAAAGCCTGACAGCTTGGTTTCCTCTTCAAACGAGCGCTCGGAAGATTCAGTTTCGTAAATCTCTTTGTGCTCTTCGCCATACTTCGCATACTCCAAACCGAACAATGCGTTCAGGCCGGGGAGCAGCTCTTTCAATAGTTGTGCGCGTGAAATAGCCATTTATGTTCCCCTATTACAGTCCGGTTGGGTTGTAGTAGGCATGACCACCAAGGAAAGTAGAACCGCTAATGTTCGGTGCGTTGAACTTAACGATAGCTTCCGGGTAGTAGACAGTGCCACTATAGGTAAATGCCGTATCCGGCACCAGATCAACAATACGGATCGGCAACGAAGCCGTCACGTCTGCCGAACTCAACAAGATAGCCTGCTGAGAATCGTTGCTTGTGGTATTGAGGGTGTTAGCCACCAAAGCCACGTTGTTGTTGATGTTGCTATAAGTCAAACCAGAAGTTGTCGAAACAACTGTGGTGCCGGTAACTACGGCGACTTGGAACAACTGATCTGGATCTTCACAAACAAAGGCGGTAATAAAGGTGTTTGCCTTTACCGAAGTACCGCTGATCCATGCTTGCGAGAAGGTCGGTTGACCGGTTACAGACGAAACAAACTGACAGCCTAGAAAGACGCCAGCAAAGCCTGTTGCAGGTGCAGCCGTTGTCGAAGTCGAAACCGCGATGGTACCGTCGTTAACGAAAATAACGGGGTCACCAAAACCAATGCTAGAAGCACCGGATGCGATACGACGCTGACGAGTAGCACCGGCAAAGACCTGACCACCGATCAAATTGATCGGCTTTAGCCCATAAGGGGCTGAAACAGTCGGGTAAGCCATTTGGAATTACTCCTTGGATTGTTGATTACCGCGCCCAAATGAAACCGAGGTTTTACGCTCTGAAAACAGAGGCATCCGTGGATCATTCTCGCGCATGAAGTTGTTGTCTACAGAACGCATCTGTGCATCGGCCTGCTGCTGATAATAAGCATTCCGTTGGTCAACGAATTCTGTTGGGGTTTTACACAGCATCAAACCACCCACCACGATATTGTCCTTAAATCGGGCGTTATCGTTATCGAGATAACCAGAAATCTCAGGATGATCTTCAGCTCTGACAGGCTCCCAGCCTTCACGTAGCTTGGTTGAAACATTACGAGGGTCCGATTGGCCCATCATTGAAACGCGAATCCAACGATATTTATACCCAGGCTCAGGTGCAGGGTCAGGCAGTAACGTGGGGGGTGCCCAGCTACGAGGACGCTCAACTTTGTCACGGGTTGTTGCTTCACGATTTGAACGGGTATCTGCTAATTTATTCTCAGCCATTTGTCATTCCTTCCGCCACTTTCCGGGCATATAAATCAAGAGGTATCTTCAACTTCTTAGCTAGTGCAACCTGCGTCTGCGTCAACGTGATTTTTTTCGGGGCAACGTTTCTGCTTGCGGGGGCTACAACATTACTGCTCGTCCGTTTCGATTTCTCCTCTAACCCAGGGAAATTTTCGGGGAACTTCTCACGGATACGAGAATTTACTCGCTCGTAATATTCATCTGAAGTTGGATCAACTCCAGACTTAACTAGCTTTTCATGCAACCCCAAAGCAAAGCTAGTCATTTCCTCATCGTTCCCAAACCACTGATTTTGTTGCTGCCATGCAAGTGCTTTTGGGTCTGCCCGAGGCGTTTCTGGGGCGATTTGTGGTGTTATGTTTACAGGATTTTCGCGTTCTTGTAAAGGGGCGGGTTTGAAATTAGTAACACGCTCAAGTTTTAGTTTAGCAGTAGTTAATTCTTCCTGTGCTGCAAGAATAGCGTCGGCATCAAAAGATTCATAGGCTTCTTTATACTTCTTCCGCGCCTGATCTAGTGCTAACTCTGCATTTTGTTTAGCAGTGCCAACCAACAGCGTATTATTTGAATTCAAATCGGTTTTAAGCCGTTTGTTCTCCTCAATAATCTGCTGAGCAAACTTCAGTGCCTCTTCGCGCTCACGTAATGCGGCTTCTTTAGCCCGACGTTCATCGTGGTATCCGTGCGACAACTTCTTAATACGCTTCTGTACACTCTCATCGTATCTAGAAAGCTCATCGTCGGTAACTTCCCCAACAGGTTCAGGCAGTGCTTTACGTCCTTTATCAGGATCGGGTGTGTCGTCAACTACCTCGATTTCAAATTCGACATTGTCTTTAGCCTCTTGCTTGGCATCCTGCTCGTCGGGAAATTTAAATTCGGTTTTTTCCATACATCACCTCACGCACGTTGAATGCCACGGGGATCTTCCACCACAGCCTCAACGGAATCATCGTTAATAATCCGAAACTCTCGATCATGAATCTTCAAACGAGTTCCAGTGTTGGCACGGGTAACAATAAAGTCCCCCGGTTTACACCAAGCGCCTGTGGGAAAACGGTTTTGATCCGCATACGCCATATCACCTAGTGCGACTACAAACAGCACGTTGCTTAATAGCTCTTCATGCTTCACAGTTACATCAGCCTTGACGATCCCACTATCAAACTTATTCTCGATATTGGGTAGCGTGCAAAGGATTTTGTACCCCTTAACAATCGGTAACTGCTTGGCTCTTTGCTGAACATCCGCAATAACAGCATCTGCTGCTTCAGTCATTTTCAAATTCCTCATATCGTTGCACAAGGTCTTGTACTTCCATCTTTGCTAGGCGCAGACCTTGGATAACGCCACACAAATGCTTATATTCAGCAAAATCTTTTGCGCTGTTACTCACCAAGGAGTCTTTTATAGACTCCTCGCGCTCGATGAGTTTTTTAACCAGATGATCCAGCATCTGTTTTTCGTATGTCATCTCCCAGAGCCCTTCATACGCGTTTTAAACAGATCAGCTTGAATCTTTAGCTGGTTTTGTTGGTTCTGGTTTTGAAGTTTTATGCCTTCTTTCTGCGCATCCACAGCAATACGCTGCTGCTCAACATTTAACCGCTTCTCAGCAATCTGGGCATCAATAGCGTCTTTCTGTGCTTTACGCTGCTGTTCTGCGGCCTTAATCTGTAAATCTTGAGCTTGGAGCTGCACCAACGGATCTTGCGCAATCTGCTGGGCTTGTTGTTGCGCTGCTTCACTCTGATGAATCTGTAAGACTTGCTGTGCAGCCTGAGCCACATAACGCGCCATCGCATACTCTTCAGGTTCAGAGAGTTGTTGCTCGGGTGTGGGTAACGGCAAGCCAATACGCTGCTCAATCTCTTGGCGATACTGGAACCCTAAATGCTCGGCGACGTGCGCCATCATTGCTGCTTGCAACTGCTGACCTATGGGGTTTTGCCCAATCATCTGAGCAATCTTTGGGTCTTGTAAAAAGGACATGTGCGTCGTGATGTGCGCTTGGTGATCCTGATAGATAAATGCCTTCATAGGCGTACCTTTTAGCGCATCCATATTCTCAGACACGGGGTCTTTGGGTTTCTGATCGTCAGGTAGCGGCACTAATTTGTCGGCGTTGGGGATACCCAGCACATCGAGCATCTGCCTATGCAAACGAGGTAAGTCGTATAACTGAGGTGCTCCTTGCGCTAGCTGCAACGCAGCTTGATACTGCACAACCCGCTGAGCCATTGTCGAGGCGTTGGGGTCTGACACAGGGATTACTTCTACGATGTCATAGTCTTCAGCTTTAACCTGCGGGGTGCCATCCTGTGGCACGTAGCTATAGTCAGGTGAGGTGTACTCCCTGATAATTTCTTTTAAGAGTTTGAACTCTTCTTTCATCGCTGCATGGATGCGAGCCTGCACTGCACCCATCGTCTTTAACTGCCGCTCAAGCAGAGCCAGCGTCGTACCCACCGGAGCCTGACTCGACATATCGCTGATCTTCATATCAGCCATACCACTGAGCCGTCGCGCTTCTTCAGTGATCTGATTGAGTAGGGCTAATAAGACTTGGCTGGGTTCTTTATAAGGAAGCGGCAGGATGTTATCCCTGATCGCACCCCCCGGCACATCCACATCCCGCCATTCACCCGGAGCAATCGGTGTGTCATCACCTTTAATCCTGAGTCCACGAGACTTCAAACCACCGGGAAGATTAGAAAGCGACCCTGCATCTACCAACTGACGAATCAGCATGGTGCCTGCTGTGGCGTAGCCACCGATAATATGAATCAACCCAAAGCCATAAGCCCCAAACCCAGGGATGTACATATAGTGTACGAAGTGCTGGCGAGCTAGTTTGCGAGGATCATCTTCCCTGTAGTTTCTGCGGATTGCCAGAACTTTATTAGTGCCTTTATCAATCGTAATGACGTAGGGTAGTGGCAGTTCCTCTTCGTACCCCGGCAAGTCATACTCGATATGCACCTCACATATCTGATACCGCTCATCTTTAGTCTGCTCAATACCTTCTTTCTGCGCTTTGGCTTTCTCAATATCCGTTTGCGTTGCTAGCGGCTCACCAAGATCCACATCCCGATAAAACCCACTAACCTGCAACCGCTTAATATCATTCTTTGTCTTACGCATGATGTGCGTAAGGCGGTCGGTGCGGCGTATGTTGGTTACACCATAAGGGAGGATGACATCCTCAGCAGGTACATAAAATGAAACTTGGCGTTCTAATGACGGGTCGTAGTAGACCTTCTTAAATGACGAGCCAGCTAACGCCACACCCCATAACGCACGTTCATGCTCTGACCGATACTCAGGCATCTTGTCAGTTAGCTGATAATTCATATCAGCCTGAACCCGTTTACCTGATTCTTCAATTTCTGGGTTCCACTGCCCGATAATACTTGTCTTAACAGGACCAGCCGCAGGGAATGTCTCCATAATAGACTCGCTCTGGAAGCGAATCGCTGCTTCAGTTAGCAACGTAGAGAACACACCACACGCACCATCCCAAGGCTCAGTCACCTCGTCATAGCGTAAGCCCAGCACATCCAGACCTTTTACATAGGTATCAACCCAATCTTTACGGCTGTTGAGGTCTGACTCGACCATTTCCATGATGTCGCCTGCAATCTTTTGCAGGTCGCTCTCACTCATAAATTCAGCTAAGTTAGAGTCAAACTCCTCAGCTTTTTCCTCTTCTTCGGGCATCAAGTCAATCTCTACCCCGTCGATACCAATAGAAACACCTTCGGGGTTCACAATCTCAATCTCAATGGGCGCTTCCTCAGTCGCTAGCGCTTCGATGCCTTTAGGCATCCCGTACATTGCCTTATCAATAGCCATGATCTGTCCTAACCTAAGTAATAACCGCGTTTCTGCCCACGGAAGCCTTTAAAGTATCGAATATCATCAGGCTCGTCGCTTGGCAATGAAATAAATCCGCCCTGCCTGAACCGCAGCAGCGCCTGTGTCATCGTATCCACGTAGTCATCATGCTCCCCCACCGGAAATGCAGCGACTTCTTCAACGACTTCCCGAGCCCAGCGTGTGTCAGGCGCCCAGACTTTACCACTTGCAAACATATCTGCCACAGCATTAACACGCACGTGCTTATCGTTCCCCCTTGATGGGCTGAACTCCTGTATAGGAACACTCATGCGAAACAATTCTTGAATAAGCGGGGCACCTGCGGCTTTCTTTTCAATGAGCACAATATCTGGCTCATACTCTTTATACATTTCTATCGCACGTTTTTTTAAATCAGGAAAATTTAATCGCGCTTTAAACGCATCAATTAAAATAATATTAGGCGCCCCACCATCTTCGTCGTTATACCAAACACCCCACGTCGTACAGGCGGTATAGTCTGAAGAGTTTTTAGTTTCATGCGCCGTATCCCACGATTGAATAATAAATTCACAACGCGGTGGATCTTCGTTAGGCCACACTTTCCACATATTACGTTGAATAACCGCAGCCGCATCGCTTGTGGGCTGCTGCATATATTGGGCCTGCCAATATCGCGGGTCCATACCCGCACGTTTTGATTTTAATTGTTCAAGAGGCCACTGCTCAGGCCATAAACTTTTTTCATTATCTTCATTTTCATTTAATATAGCGGGTAATTCAACAATATCCCACTCATCAGAATCTGGATTTTTGGCTTGATAATCAATTAAACGCCCTGTTAAATCAATTAAACTCCAGCGCGTCATAATAACTATTATTGCGCCCCCCGGCATTAAGCGTTGCAGTGGGCCTGTTTGAAACCATGACCATGCCTGATCAAATGTCAGCCGTGAATTAGCCTTTATATCCTGTTCAGAATGAGGATCGTCAATAACAAACAGATCAGCACCACGCCCAGCCAGAGCGCCGCCAACGCCAACAGCATAATATTGACCTCCAGCTCCGGTAGACCATTTTCCGGCAGCTTTTTGGTCTTCTGCGAGGGCTGTTTTTGGAAAAACTTCCTGATATTCATCAGCGTCCACCAAATTTTTAACACGTCTACCGAAATCTTCCGATAAAGACGCAGTATGCGTCCCCATAATAATCTTTTTATCAGGAAACTGCCCTAAAAACCAAGCTGGAAATAAATAAGAACTGAATTCTGACTTACCCATACGTGGGGCAATATTAATAATGACTCGTTTTTTACGTCCTGCAACTACATCTTCAAATATTTTTGCCAGTTTTCTATGGTGTGCGCCTTCTTTAAACCCCGGATATACATGGTGCGCAAACGCTAATAATGAAGTTTTAGATTGTTTAAGTGATTTTCTACGTTCATGCTCATCTAATAATGCTAATACCTCTAATTTTTCTTCAGACGGCATTAATGGAAGCGCTTTTCTTAACGCTTCAACTTCATAATCACTCAGATTCATTTATTTTCTCTTGCGCTTCAACTTCAATAGCGCCCATATATTTACCAAGCTTCGCTTTAATCTTGGCTTCAATCTCCTCATCTGACAATTCAGCTTTCTTAACCTCTACTCGTTCTGTAAATAGCGCTACTTCGGTGACTTTACCTAGCATCTCTAAAGCTTTTAACCGATAGCGCGGGTCAGGGTGCTCTGTATCTTCCAGTATTTTTGCAACCGCGTACCCTCTCATCTGCCGCGCTTGTTCAACAAACGCCCAGTCATACGCCGTCAGCATCCCAACAAGCCGTCGCACCGCTTGTGGTGTGGTGTTTGCCATTAGCGTTTGCTTAACTTTCTCAGTCGGGGCGCCAGCAGCCATTGCTGTAAACGCCAATTGCGCATTTTTCTTGTTTGCTTGGTCTTCAACTTCTTCGTCTGACGCTGCGCCAATCGACTCTAAAAAGTCTGCGGTCTTTATTTGCGCGTCCAACACCTGCTGTGGCGTAGCGGAATCTACCCTTGTGTACTCGGGCGGTTCGTCAAAAATCGTAGGCGTAATTAAGTGTTCAAACATACTGAGGGAAAGGGGGCACCTCGGTTTAAGTTAGCGTAGGGTAATGTTTTATTGACGTTTGCGCAATGGGTGCGTATATTAATGGTGTAGCTTGTCCATAGCTACTCTCCTTGTTGTATGGGTTATGACGACCTTCCCTTATCCCGGCGCGATGCCGGGATTTTTTTGTGTGTATATGTCAAGTATTAGACATTATGTGGTGAAATTTTTGTAGATTTTTTGTGGGGGCTGAGGGTTTTGGGCGTGAGGGTTGAGGGTTTTGGGCGTGAGGGTTGAGGGTTTTGGGCGTGGAGGTTGAAGGTTTTGGGCGTGGAGGTTGAAGGTTTATGATTTTTTGTGGTGTTGGAGACAAATAGTGTCCATAACCACGCCGCCACATTGCTCACATCTGGGGGGATACGGGTACAGTGGGGTTGCAAAACGGCAAAAATGCTTAACCCCCTGGGAGTTCTCAGAAACACGTTGTGGTATAATATAGTCATGGTTGGGAGTTGCTCAGCCATACGTTGCCACGCCGTTCGCGTGGCTTTTTGTTTTGTGCGACAGCGAGAGTGCGAGGTCTTTCGCAAGTTCGTCGTCGTGTCAAATCACCCGCGCAACTACACGCCTTGATGTTATTCATGCACACAACGCATCAATACGTGTACGTGATGCACAACTAAGTAGACATCCCGTCTACGTAAGGAACTATTATGGAAAACAAAGCAATCAAGAAAGCCACATTCGCCGTCTTTCGTGCAGGTGAGTCCTTTGCGGACAAAGTGCGTGAACTCAAAGCCATCGTAGAAGGCGAGGACTTTCACACTGTCTTACACACGCTCATCGTCGCGTGTGATGAGTTCTACTACGGTGGCGCAGGTACTTTGTACGTAACGCGTACACGTGGCGCAGACATTGGCCTTGGCATCGCCTACAACAAAGACCACGCTGACTACGCCATGCGTCAAAAGCAAATCAATCGCATCATGCAAGCACTCGACCTTACCGAGCCACGCAAGCCAAGCAGCAAGCCCAAGAAACGCATTGATGCAGTAAGTGCCATGCTCGCTCGCATACACAAGGAACTCACACCCGCGCAGATCCGCGCACTCAAAGCTGCTCTCTGATCTTAAGTAGACATCACGTCTACTCACCCCAACATCTTAAGGAGAAACTCATGCTCATGAACATACTCAAAATCATTCACGCGCTTATCGCGTTATGCCTTGGCGCCTTACTATTCACTGGACTCGCTGCCGCGCTTGCAGCATGGCTTCAACTCATCATTCGCTAACCAACCCACATCAAGGAGAACCATCATGAAAAACAAACCCTACTGGTACATCGCTTTCGAGCGTCAACAACTTACCGAGCGCCAGATGCTCGCACTCAAACAAGACGACCTCGTCGTCGGCACACGCCCACCTCAACCCGATCAGCTCCTCAAGCTGCTCGCCCACACCAACAAAGAAAAGAAACACCTCTGGCTTTAGTAGTTCTTGGTAAGATGTTGTGGAGAACTTCTCCTTAACATCTTATGGAGAAATACCCCCTTTTTGGTCGCGTCCAGTGCGACCCAGCTTTTCGTCCACGTGGACACAAGCGTGGACAAGCGCAAACCCCCGTCCCATAAGGCGTCTATATATAAATGACTAATTGTCTACTATATATATATACGTATTTACTGGGACGTTATTATTCTTATAGGCTGATTGACCTGCGTTTGTCCTCGCTTCTTAAAAAAGTGGCTTCCTTTTCGTTTTTCCTAAAATTTGGTGGACACTTGGACACTTTTCCCAAACACCCTGATTCTATTGGGCAAACCAATGTCCACTAGAAAAAAAGGACTAAATTTATGAATCGATTACAAACCCTTAAACTACAGGCCAGCGCCAATGTCCACTAGCCAAGTGGACAAAGTGGACACTTTTGGTATTTATTGTCAAGGATTAGACAGAAAATGCACACACGAACCTGCATCACATGCAAACAAACCCTTCCATCATCGCTCTTCAAGTACCGCGCAACACGCGAAGAAGCCAAGCGAAAAGGACTCAGTGGAAACACCGCCGCATGGGTTGAATCCAACCGTTGCAAGGCTTGCAGACCCAAGCGCAAACCCCCAAGCAAGCTCACACGCAACGAGCTAGCCAACCGAGTCACGGCAGGGGATGTCTCCCCCATCGAGGCCGAGCGCATCCTGAACGAACGCGAACTCAAACGCCGAGCCAAGATCAGCGAGTACATGAAAGTCCGACACGCCATGCTCAAGCACATGAGCCTACGCCCAACGCAACTCAAACTACACCTCTTGGAGAAAGCCATACGCGAACAACAAGCCAACCAACTCAAGCAAGAACAACGCTACGCCAAACACAGCGCAGACCTATCAACCCCACCACGCAAGCGAGGACGCCCACCCAAACAACTCATCCCAACCACACCCTACACAAACAACGTAGACAACTCGTCTACTTAAGGAGAAACGATATGTGGGACACCCTGATTGGCTACGCCATAGCCTTCGCGCTAGGTGTAGCGTTGACCATACTCATACTAGGAGAGTGAACATGGGAATAAGTAAGAAGAAGTTGTGGGACGTGCAGTTGCGCGAGTGGCCCAACAGTAAACGCTTGACGGTGCACGATATGTACAAGTGGTGTGACGCTGTATCAAACACCGAGCAGAAGTTGAGTCGCTATATGCAGATCAGCTTGGCGTTGCAGTATCCGGCGTGTGTGTTCTATTGCATCGAGGGCACACGTTACATGGGCTTCCGCTTCGGACTCAAGGGTCATCAGTACATGAGCTTATACACAGGAGAGTGAACATGAAAATAGAACCAAGCACAGCAGAAGGTATCGCCCTCGATTGGGCAGTCGGACAGTGCGACAGGCGCAAGCTGTATCTCGCCAAGTCCAAGCGGTTGATGACGGCTAACTACGGTACGTTCAACCACCGACACGGCGCACCGTGGTACGAGCCATCGAGCAACTGGCTGCAAGGCGGACGCATTATTCAGAGTAACCGCATCACGCTCGACATAACTGACACGGCATACGACGACAAGACAGACGAGTGCATAAAGCTCAAAACCCCTGAATGGTGGTCGAGTATAGGCGAGGTAACAGCCCGTGGCTCAACCCCACTGATCGCAGCTATGCGTTGCTTCGTAGCCTCCCGACTAGAACAAGCAGGGCTGACAGCGTTTGAACTCCCGCCTGATGTGGCTGATGCGTACAAGGCTGAGCTTGCGCGACATGAGAAGTACATGAAACAGAGGGAGCGGTGGTTAAAGATCTCAACAGAACTTTTAGAAGGAGAGTGACATGAGCATATGGAAACGAAGGGTAGACGTATGGGACACAGCGCTCAAATCACAAAATGCGCTCGTTGAACTACGTGATCAGGGGTACATCGACTCAGCCACATGCGCTGATGGGTGCTTGAATCTGTACAACATGGCCGTAAAAGAAACTGAAGATAAGGAGAACGATGATGAGAATTAAGACAAACGAGTTAAGCGGTGCTGCCCTTGATTGGGCAGTAGCGAAGTGTGAAGGGCGGCAAGAGCCGGAAGTGGTGAACAACTTTGCCGTGGCTTGGTACACATGGCCCAACACCCACTATTCAACCTACTGGGCACAAGGCGGGCCGATCATTGAGCGGGAGGACATCTCTTTCCGCAAGTACCATCGCCCAGACAGTGAAGCGCATGGAAAGTATTACGCCCGTGTTTGTCGTGAAAGCGGCACTCTTGTTGGCTGGCACAAAACAACGGGCTTCCAACAAACTGGCCCAACACCCCTGATCGCAGCCATGCGCTGCTACGTGGCAAGTAAGTTAGG